CAAGCTCATCACGGGTACGCTCGGCACTAATGTTCTGCAACTGCGCAGCATTGCGCTTCAACGCTCTGATCATGAACATTGGTAGTTCCCAATCATATTTCATGGTAAAGCGAACAGCACGCAGCATACGCAATGGATCTTCGGTGAAGATAACATCTGGATTCAAAGGAGTTTGAATAATACCAGTCCTAATATCCTCTTTGCCTTTTCCAGTCAAATCCAAGATTTCGCCAGTGGTCAAATCCTTGAGCAAACTGTTGACCGTGAAATCACGCCGGTGTACGTCGTCAGCAAGATCGCCTGCACTGACTGCTGGTTTACGACTACCCGTTGTGTACTTCTCTTTACGAGTCGCCACAGCTTCAATATCAACATCGCTCAAATCAAAACCATTGTGCGTAATACCTTTTAGAGTAAACTTGGCGGTACCATATGTAGGAAACAATACTGGATTGCTACCATTACTATAATTATTCATGGTTTGAGTTGCGTATTTTGCAAACTCCATACCAGCATCAAGTCCGCCAGTTACAACCACGTCAAGATCTTTTGGATCTTTACCAAGCTGCATATCACGAACCGCTCCGCCAGCAAGATACACTCGCCCCTTGAAAGGACCACTCTGAACCAACTTTTGCAAGTAGTCCAATGCCGCATTTTCTTTTGCACCTTCCATCAATAAATTTTTGAAAGTAATCATAAGTTAATAAAATATTTGCCGTTAGGACCGCTGTATTTGAATCGTGTAATTGGAACGGCAATATTCAATCCTTCACGAATATGTGGAAATGCTCCCTTTTTGACATACGCAAGTGTCATGTGGGGATTATAGTCTGGATAACTATCAGTGTTTGGATACATGTCGCACCGACTGCGTAGTTTTGTCAATATAGGATGTTTTTCTACTTCAAATTTAACCACATCATACTTTTCATTCAGAAAATGATTCAGTGCTTTGATTCTTAAAATAAACGGCTTTACATCACTTAGTATACTCGTAACAGCCGATCTTGTCAAGTCTGGTTCAAAGCCATATTTCAAAGTAACATGTGGCTCAGTATCATAGCCATATGTAGGATCGTCTGGGTCAGTATATACGCTTTGTGGTGGAATAATACGCTGTCCTGTAGCAGCAATACGTGGTCCATACGTAGGATCAACATACGCCATTAAGCACCCTTTTTCTAAATGTCTATTTTCATTTATTAACATAATTTGTATCGTACCGCAAAACTGTTGAGCCGAGCAGATCTCTCAACAAGCTCATTCGGCTTAATCATAATACATAAATAGTTTTTATGTATAAAAAGATGATATTTATATCATGATATGAAAAAAATGTTTATGGCCTTAATTTGTATGGTTATGTTGGCTGGATGTGGCACCATAGTTCCAGACAATAAAAACAATAATCAAAAAGCAATACAAAACCGCGAGAATGCTGTTGAGGTTGCCAAAGAAAAACTAGCAAACAATTCCGACAAAAAGATATCGGAAATTGCCACGATGGCACATGGTGTAGACTATAGTTTGAGCAAAGTACCAGCAACCAACACCACTCATGAAGTGACCACAGCCAAAGAAATCAATCAACGGGTCATCAGTATTGCTGGCTCGCCAAAGGTGGATGAATTGGCAAGAATTAAGTTAATGGTGGATCTGTTGAACAGTGAAATAGCAAAAGAACGTGAACGTGGTACCAAACTTTTGCAACAAAAAGATGTTGAAATTTTATATGTACAAACAAAGAGTGATGCTTTGGATGTGAATCTAAATAAGAAGATTGGTGAACTCGCATCGACCGCAAAAAAGCAAGCAGAAATCGCGGATGATAATAAAGTAATCATAGATAGCGTCAATCAATATTTTGGCCTGGGTGCTGTATTTTATGGTGTTAAACGATTCATAACAAGCTGTATTGTTGGCATTTTAATATTTGGTGTGATTTTTTTGGTGCTGCGTTTGCTTGCTGCAAGCAATCCAATTGCCGCCACAGTGTTCTCGGTATTCAATATTATTGGTGCGGCAGTCATACACATAATTAAAGGTGTTGCTCCAAAATCACTAAATTTTAGCGGATTTTCAGCATCCGTAGAATTGGAAAAATACAAAACAACACTTTCAAAACTCATTGTATCAATTGAAGAAATTCGCGCCATGGCTGATGCTGGCAAACCAATTACTGTCGCCGACCTGCTGCAACATTTTGATACAGAATTAGATCGATCCGATAAAGATTTAATTAAAGAACTCAAAACAAAGTTGCGTTGAAAAATAATTGACAATATAGAGTATCCAACATACAATTGTGACATGAGTGATGCACAATATTGTGATACTTCGTTGATACATCTACAACCGATAAACAAATCAGTGGCACGTACAATGATTGAAAAAAATCATTATAGCCACAAGTGGACAAGTTGCACAGTGGCATATGGTGTATATTACAAAGACTATGTGGAAAGCACATTCTTTGGTGGATTCAACAATAAACTTATAGGTGTATTGGTATATGGCAACGCCGTGGGACGCAGTGCCAGTAAAAGTATCAGTGAATTATTGACCAATGACCATGTGTTGGAATTGACCAGACTTTGGATCGCCGATGGTTATGGTAAAAACATAGAAAGTTATGCATTGGCCGAAAGCTTTCGGTTGCTCAACAAGGATTATCCAAACGTCAAATGTATTCTTACGTATGCCGATAGTGAAGAAGGTCACCGCGGCACAATTTACCAAGCCACCGGGTTTTTGTATCAAGGTGACAACTACATTGATATAGCATTGATGCCCAATTACAGCGTTAGCCTTGAGGGTCCATTAAACCATAATTGGATTCATAGTCGCAGTGTGTATAATCGATGGAAATCACACAACGTTGATAAACTAAAAGAACGTATCGGCAAAACCTTTTGGCGCAAACGTGAAAGTGGTAAACATCGTTACGTTAAGTTCATTTGCGGCAAGATTGAAAATAAAAAGCTTGCAAAATCATTGAAACACAAAGTGTTGCCATACATCAAAACAACCATATTCAAGGAAGTGGTCACAGAACACACCGTCGATACTTCAACATCCTTCTTCTAAAATAAAAAACCCACCAGTCGAAAGGCTGGTGGGTTTGTTGTCTAATTTAATTCCCGTTTATATCGTTTAATCGAGGTCAACGATATTCCATACTTGTCACGCAATTGAGACCCACTGAAATTACCACTTATCAGATCAACCATAAAGTCTTTCTTTCTCAACGCAAAGCTCTTTTTTTGTTCACTGATTTTACGCTTCATTTCATCACTCATAGGTCCACGCTTTTTACCAGTTAATCCATTGTCATAAACATGATTAATTTTACGATCCGATAATTTCTTGTTTCTCCCTGCATATTTAACAACCCCAACTTCTTCTCCATGTTTTGCAACGAACCATGATAGTGTATAGCGACCAATGGCCTTCTGCTTCTGCTTATCAATCGCATCAGCAGAATGTTGTTTACCATGCATATGCCCAACATTATTTGCTTCGGTCATCCTACTTAGTATATTTTCTTTGTTTGGATTGTGTGTAAAATTGTCTCCACCAGATGCTTTATCCCCAATGTTGTACCCAACGTTACGTTTATATGGAGCAAACGTGGTCAAATAATATTGTTCTCTTTCTATAAGTTTATCCACAGCCACGTTTTCCAATACTATGAAATCAAACGCCGCATCACCATAATAGTTCCATGCATGTTGAAGCTTTGGATTTTTATGTTTATTTTTCTTCAAATCATTAGTATGTTCCCACCATCTTCGGTCGATATGTTTCGACGATCCAATGTAGAACTTGCCATTTGTCTGGTTTGTAATTTTGTATATTCCGCTGTTACTCATAGTGTATATATATCAGAGTTTTATGGTAAAGTCAATTCTTTTTGATACCAACAACAAAAAACCCCAGCTTTTGCTGGGGTTTTGTATTGATTTAATTCGCTGCTGTGAATTATACGGTGTCGAGATCGGCGATCAAAACTTTTCCGTAGAACTCGGGCCTAACTACCTTCTTAGCGTAGCGGGTCATCACACCACGACGTGGTGTGAAGTTCACTGGATCATAGACCAATGGGGTCTGGATGAGTGGGATGTATGGAGCGTACACTGCGCCTGTTTCTAGGAAGTTGCTTCCACGGAAACCAAGTAGAATGACGTTATCGGTCATGTATGGGTTCTTGTAGACTTGGAAGCGACTTGCGAAGCTACCAACGCGGGCAACGCCCATTGCGAACTTAGCACTGTCACCATCGGTGCTGACTACGTATCCTGGGATTGACTCCAGAATAGTTGCAACATCTGGTGAGCAGACCAAGAAGTTAGCACCGCCACGCAGCGTCAGCTGGTGAATCTTGTTGCTGACCTTTTGGATCTTGTTACCAAGTGTTTGGAACCAGGTTGACTTGACGTATGCAGTACGGTTTGCTGATACGTTGGTCAAACGTGTGAACGATGCTACACCGGTGTTGTTGTTCAGAGTTTTGGTGAACTCGGTGCCGATTTGAGCACTCCATGCCTCGGTGGTTACACCGGTCACAGACTCGTTTAACATGTCGAGGATTTCCAAGTCGATTTCCATTGATACATACTCGCTCAACAACGCAGTCAATTCTGCTTCTGCATCGATTGAATGGTATGCATTCAAATCTTGAGCAAGTTCTGGTGTCCAGACTGCCTTCAACTTACGAGTCTTAGCAACGATTGGTTCGCTCTTCAACTCAAGGTTGACCTCAGGAATACCAATATCAGTATCAATTGCTTGGGTTGCGGTTGCGGAACTGTTACCGGAACCTTCACCGGCTGTCTTACCAGCTTCAAAGTCACCACGAAGATTATCCGTAGGTTGCAGCGTGTAATTCAAACGCAATGTGGCTGGTAACGCAATCAAACCTGTGGTTGTGGTAAACAATTTGATTTGATAGTATGGGTTTGCAATACTACCACTGTTGGTGGCCACAGCATAGGTGTTCAGAATGGTCAATCCTGAATTGGCAGCTGAAGCTTGGAATGAACGAACCGCGTTCAAATCAATGTTCCATGCGTAACCGGTAGCCGCAACGGCACCAGCTTGAGTGTTGTCGTCAACGTTGAATGTGAGCTTGAACACACCAGTAACGTTTCCGCCTGCAATAACTGATGAGCTAAATGCTGAATCAAATTGCAGATCGTTCCAACTTGCGCTTGCAACGGTTGCATAACCAGCACTGAATGCAGAGCTAGTTACGGTACGCTCAGAGTACGCATAGCGACCTTGACCGTACAAACCATTCACAGCTGAGTCGGTTGAGCCGAGCTTCTTTGATGTACCACCGAAAAGGCTTGTGCCTTGGGTTTGACCCAAATGGTTACCAGAACCGTACTTGAAGTCGAGATAGAAGATCAGACCGCTTGGCAGATTCATTGGTTGAACACTGACAAACTCCTTAGCAGCAATCTCCGCAAACACACGGCGAACCAATGGAAGAGCTACGCCCGCCCATTGTTCAGAACTGGTACTGGTACCAGTCGTGGTTGCTTCGTCAAGCAATTGCTTGGCTTGATTTTCCAAGAGGATCGACATGTGTGCCTTTTCAATACCTTTGGTACCTTCGAGCAGACCTGTTTTTTCCCACTTACCTTGTAGACCACGGGTTTCAGCCATAAGCTTAGCCTGTGGATTCATGTTGTTAGTTAATAGACCTTTAATATCCATATAATTTTTTCCTATCTTTTGGTTTGTTTATTTACTCGCAAACTAATTTTACTTCGTGATTCCTGCGAGCAGTTGGAATCTTGAAGTCATCTGATCAGCGAGCGGTTCTACAATGGTAGATGCAGGCTTAGTTGATGATACTTGTTTGCTTGCCAAACCTTCGGTGATAGCTGAGACAGTTGCATTGGTCTTTTTCTTGGCAACTGATCCACCGGCATTAAACGATTCGGCCAAAACTGTATAAGCCAACTTGATCTCACGCAATGTTCTGGTGAGGTCAAATGTGCTGATGACCTTGTGCTTTTGCACTTCGGTCAAATTCTTACCCTTGAATAGCTTGTTGGTGTAAAGCAACTTAGCATTCAATAAATTGGTTTCCGCAAGAACATCCTTCATGTACTTAACGGCGTTCATTGCTTCGTCAACTTGTGCTTTCAATGCTTCATTTTCTTCACTCAAGGCAACAAGTGCTTCAGCCATCTCTTCGGTGCTGATGTCGGTGTCATCCATATCCTCACCCTCAGATGGTGATGGAACTTGACCTGCCACTGGAGCCACTGGAGCCACTGGAGCCATTGGAGCCATTGGAGGTTGTGCAGCGATTGCTGGATCCATTGGAGCAGCAGCAACTGGTGCCGCTTGACTTTCCTCGCCCAATTCTGCGAGTAATTCATCCAGATTCAAATCATCCGAATCAGTTTCACACATGCCGCCAGAGTTATCGTTGTCGTCGCCCATCATCTTCCCTGTCGTGACATCGTAGTTCGAGTCCGTGTCCATCATCTTGTTGTCGCCACCCATCATCCCGCCCTCGGTTTCAAGTTCCGCGAGGATTTCATCCAATTCTTCACTGGTGATTTCGGTTCCCTCTTCCATGGTGGCATCAAATTCTTGCTTACCACCTGATTCGGTACTTGAGTCGGCCGCTGCGGATGGCTTGGTAGGATGTTGCTTTGAAGCAACATTGCCCGTTTCGCCACCAATCTTTGAAGTTGCAAGTGTTTCTTCCATCTTGCCTTCTTCGTCTGATGCTGCGGTTTCTTCTGATTCTTCCTTGAGCTTTTCCGCAAACATTTCTTTCATGCTTTTTGCGAAGTTTTCTTCGAGGAATGTTTTTGCGTTTGCAATTGCGGTTTCACGAACAGCCTTTGCGTCTGCGATACTTTGTTTCAATAGATCACTCATATATTTATATCTTTCCTAATTTAGTGGTGAAGTTATTATAGAACTCCAAAGAAGATTACGTTGGTGTGGCATCAAAGACATTGATGCATTTCATAATAAATATAACTAAAAAAGAAAAAATCGCAATT